ATGTTCCTTGAAAGAACTGGAATTGAGGTCAAGAAAATTGTCACACTTATCGCAACAGAAGAGGGATCTATACAAATCTTTCAGAAGCACAATCTTGATGACTATTTACAACTACTTAAATCCTACATTGAGGAATTTGTTAGGGGAAAAGTCAATGCCTAAAGATGCTAAGAAAGGTCAAGATGATAACTTCCTGACACCAACTAAATTTTCTCAAGAGATTGAAAGGTTGGTAAAAGCAAGTAATGGATTGATCACTTACATTGAAGCCATTGTCACCTACTGCCAAGAGAATGAGGTTGAGTTAGAAACTGTACCTAAGTTAGTTTCTAAACCATTGAAGGAACGTCTCCGTCATGAAGCACAGAGACTAAATTATATGAAGAAATCTTCTAAAGGAGTTCTACCATTGTGACAGGATTTGAAGTGTATAAGATGTATCTCGCATTGAAACAACACTTCACTAAAGAAAAGTACGACTACCATAAGTATCGTGGTAAGGTTCGTGCAAGTGAAGATGCTTTTGAGCAACGACATGATCGTTACTTCTTCAAGAAATTAGCAACAAAGTATTCCGACAAAGAAGTTTTGGATTACTTCGTTGCTAATTTTATATCTGACCCTAAAGGTTATATAAAATCATTTAGTGATGATGTTTATAAAACCTGGAAGATACATCAAGAATCTTTCTCTTATAAATTTAAGGAAGATGTGTACTCATTACTAGATGAGTATGACTATCCTTATCAAGATTACTTTGATAGAGTATTTTCTATCAAGAAAGGTAGTCATCCTAAATTATTAAAGTTCTATCTATCAGGAGAGATTTCATTAGAGACTCTCGTAGTATTTGAATCATGTTTAGGATTCGTAAAAGACTTTGATAGAGTTCTATCTGATCCCATATGGAAAGAAGTTAGAATGAAAGTTGTTAAGTATCAACCATTCATATCATTAAATTGTAGTCTCTATAAGACTACAATATTAGACACAATAGCAGACAAAGTATGACAGAATTTTTCCAATCAGAACAAGTACAAGAAGACCTTAGAGATATATTCACAACGTATCAGACTCTTGCATCTATGACAGCGAGGATACAATTTGAACCTAAGGATACTCGCATAGCACACATTGATAAGTGTACTGATCTAATTGATAAACAAAGAACATTTTACACACGACTATGTTTGTCTGCACCAGAGGATAGTGAAGCAGCAGACATGAAAGAAAGAATTAATTTAATGTCAAAAGCATTTGGATTCCAAAACTTATATGAGTGTTTGGACAAATTAACAGAGACATTAGATGCTGCTAGAAAGAAAGAACTTGACACTTGATAAATAGTATGGTACGATTACACAGTACAATACTCACAATACATTCAATACGGAGAATACGATTATGTCTTTTGCATCACTTAAGAAAGCTGCCTCTGCAGGTAGTACCCTTAGCAAACTGACACAAGAGATTGAGAAAATCAATCAACCTCAACAGAACAATAGTGCTGATGAGAGATTTTGGAAACCAGAACTAGACAAGTCTGGTAATGGATTCGCAGTAATACGATTCCTTCCTGCACCTGAGGGTGAGGATATGCCTTGGGCAAAGGTGTGGAGTCATGCATTCAAAGGTCCTGGTGGACAATGGTATATTGAAAATAGTTTAACAACTATTGGAAAAGATGATCCAGTTGGCGAGTACAATCGTGAACTTTGGAACAGTGGCAAAGAGTCCGACAAGAACATTGCTCGTGCTCAAAAGAGAAAGTTATCTTACTATTCTAATATCTACGTTGTGTCAGATCCTGCACACCCAGAGAACGAAGGTAAGGTTTTCTTGTATAAGTATGGTAAGAAGATCTTTGACAAACTCGTTGAAGCAATGCAACCTGCATTTGCAGACGAGACACCACTAGATCCTTTCAACTTCTGGAAGGGTGCTGATTTTAAATTAAAGATCAGAAAGTTAGATGGTTACTGGAACTATGATAAATCAGAGTTCGCAGCAGCAGGAACACTTGGTGGTTATGATGATAGCAAACTAGAGTCTATCTGGAAAGAAGGATATTCTCTTACAGAGTTTGAAAGTCCAAAGAATTTCAAAGAGTATGGTGCTTTGAAGAAACGTTTAGACCTTGTACTAGGTTTAACAACTCCTCATCCAACTATCGAAGATGAATCATTAGAAGATTTATCAGAAGGTAAAGGTGGATCTTGGGGACAAGAAGTCTCAGACTTCAGAGAGAAAGCAGTTGCTTCTTCTCCAGTACAAGATGAAGAGGATACTTTATCATACTTCTCTAGATTAGCAGAAGAAGATTAGGTTCACTTTATAAACTGGCACAAAGGGAGTTGTCAAGACTCCCTTTTTTGCTATAATATAAACATAGTAATTAAACAAATGAAAGTATTTCTTGCCTCAGTAATCGCACTAACTCCTGTTTCTGCCATTGCTAATGAATATCAAGAAGGATATTCACTCACCAGAACGTGTACTAAAACAGAGTACAGAGAAGAATATGTACCTGGTACTCAACAGAGTCCTGGTTATGTAAAAAGTTGGGTAGACACAATCGAAGTCCCATGTGACCCCACTACAAGAGTCTACAGACACGAACCTGTAAGAGTTGAAGAAACTGTTTACACAGATAACAATGATTGTGGTGATGGAAAGGTCGCAGGTGCCTTGGTAGGTGGCGGTGCTGCTGCAGCAATGTCAAGAGGTGATGGTAGATGGTGGGCAATTCCACTAGGTGTTTTAGTAGGCAGTAGCATAGGGTGTGATATGGCAGGAGGATAATATGGTAGATATGTTAGTAAAAAACTTCCCTCTTACTGAGGTGGTTAAACTGCCTATGAATAAAGAAACCTATACAAAGGAAGAAGTTGATGCTCTCATCAAGTATGCTATTGATGAAGCAAGAAAGATTGATGAAGCATCAATGGCAAAGCATAATAGAGACGCAACGGTTATCTCTATGATCTTAGGATTCACTGCTCTTGCATTGTTTGTAGATGGTTTACTAAGGTTGTTAGGTATCATACCACCATTCATGCAGATTGATATAGATTTACTTGATAAGATAGTTGATAGAGTGGAAGTAGATGTTTTAGAGAAAATTAAACAGGTACCAATCCAAAAAATACTACGACGCTAATGAAGGAATTTGATTATGATCTCGATTATAAGAGACTTGATTTTACAGACGAGGAAACTCGTAAACTTTATCGTATTGGAAGGGGAGAGCAAGGAGTTCTACTGGTTCGCCCTTATACTAACGATATATGTGCTCATTGGAGATTTAAGACACCACAGATTGCAATGATGTCTGCACATACTATCTTCGACATGTATCTAGATTACCTAGAAGAGAAAGACTTTATAGGTATGGATATGTGTCGTAAGTTTTTAGAGATGGGTTTTACTAGGTCAAGACGTTACGCTAATCATAACACAGGCAAGAAATATGATGATGAAGGTAACGTAAGACCCCAAGAACCAGATCATGCTACGAGTAAGTATGCTAAGTCTGCACAAATATTTAAACGTGTTAGGGATATGGTTGCAAAAAACGATATCTATGTTACAATGAGAAAACAATGGAGATCACAAGAATGATTTTTTTATCATGCCCACCAGTTTATACTTTACCAGGTACATGGACTAAGTGTAATGCTATTATACCCCACTATAATGCTGATCCAAATCAAACATTTGGTATATCAATCCTAGTAATTCTGGTATTACTATCAGGGTTCGGACTTTACAGAGCATTCTTTAACAACAAAGGTCTAACAGATCAATGGGATGACCACGACGATTAATTATGAAACTTACACAAGAAATTATTGACAAGATACAAGAAGCAATGCTTCACACCAATTTAAAAGGTGAAATAAATTGGAAAGATACTGATGAGATTGAGGTACAATTAGCAGGAACTTTTGCTAAGGATAGATTTATTGTTATCAAAAATAAAACTAAAGATCCTGTTGTAAGTGCTGCACCACATCCTTACTACGATTATGAAAAGAATGTCTTTACTAGAGATGGTAGAGAAGAATACATGAAAGAACAAAAGATAAATAAAGATAAAACTAAACCAGAGAAATGAACGACACATTAGTTTTTATATACCTAGTATTTTTTGTGATGTTATTCGCAGCAACGTTTGCATACATGCTGAAGATGATGGGGTCTACCATAGAGGCATTTAATAATACACCAATAAAATCATATGGTGATGCCATGAGACCATACAAAGTACCTGCACCTCATCCAGAAATGGAAGGTGTAAAGTATGGTGAAGAGTTATTAGTTTTTAGTGCTGAAGAAGAAGATGATGATGACGATGACGGAGACGTACCTGCCTACGTAGGGGAAAACATATAATAGTTACCAAAATATCGTAAAAAAAATCCCGCCAAAAAATGCCCTCTTAAGGGTTTTTTTAGTATCCTCCGTAGTATCCTCCACCAGAACTTGATGAGGAACTAGATGAACTAGAGGAACTAGAACTTGATGATGAAGAACTACTGCTACTTGATGAAGAACTAGAAGAAGAACTGCTACTGCTACTGCTACTTGAATATGTACTGCTGCTCGATGATGTGTTAGTCTCTGCTGCCTGAGTTCCTGTGCCTACTGCTGTTGTGGTAGTAGTAGCATCATCTGTGGTAGATGTAGCTGTAACAACTCCAACGTTCGCACTTGTTGTAGTAGGTCCGTTGTCAAATGATGTTACAGTTCCCATATTTGTCGCTAGGTTGACACTACCAGTAACATAACCAGAACTTTCTAGGAATCTTGCTGCTGCACTTAGTTCAGTTTTCTTATTACCTTGAGCATCTAATTCTCTATGAGGTTGATATGCAATCAACTCTTCAAACTCAGATAAAATAAATTCAACTACTGGATTAGTAGGTATCTTTATCAATGCTTTCTTTTCATTAAGATGAGATTCCCATTCATAATTTGATACAGGATATATTGATTGTTCTTCTCCTAGTGTACTCCCATCAGGTAATACAGTTCTCCAATCACCATTAACTGTTACACCTTCATTCAATACTACCACACCATTAAATTTTGCTTCTACTGTTTCATAGTGATGAATCCCATCTGGTTCTGCATATTTACTATTCACATAATTAAGTAACCTTTCTTCGGTCATTGGCCACTCTGAATAGACATCAGTAATATTGTTTACCATTAAAATTATCCAATCTAAGAATGGATCTCCTAATACTTGTAGTGCTAGTTCTTCTGGTCTCATACCAAGAGGTATGACTCTTGCTTCTAATAGTGTGACGTATTGATCTAAGTCTTCTCTAACTTTAGTACGTCTAAAAAGGTTTTTAACCAGGCGATATCTATAGGGTTCATCATCTGTGATACCCTCGCCAACAAATACATTTGGAAGTAAAGAAAAGTATTGCATTAGTACCCCACTGCTACATCGTTTTCTGTTAGTAGTCTTGTCTCAGTAAAACTAACTGTCAAGACTATCGCAGGAACTGATATTCCATCGCTCTGCGGTTGCTTGAAAGCAACGTACTGATTATCTGGTGTATAGTTTACAGATATACCAGTACAAACTGAAGGATATATCTTAAACATCAGATCTCTTCTTGTGCTTTCACCCAAGTTAGTGATAGCAGAACCATCTGCATTAGCACCAAAACGTACGAATCTTAACTGAAATCTATCAGGCATCTCAAAATATCTATTCTTCTTTGCATAACCCTCGTTATATTTTTTGAAGAAGTCATCTTGATATATGTTACCTTTAAATTTATGACCCTTATCTGAACTTCTTGTTATTGTATCCTTCTGTTTAGAAAATTCACCTGCAATACCAAATGATTCATTGTTGTTTACATATTGTTCTGGCATCGCACCCTGTTGAACACGAGGCATTGATCCAATCTTAATGTAATCTATTATAGATTGTATTTGTTTTGATTCAGTTGGTGTTCTTGCAAAAAACTTAAACGCAAAGTTATGAGTTCTAAAACTCATGCCTTGAAATATTTGTTCACTATATGGGTTAAATATTCTACCATTCTGTAAGTTTTCAATAGCATTAAGATCCAAATTACCTTGTAGTCCTACAAAGTTATTAAATCCATTTACCATTTGTAACACTACGTTGGTAGAGAACTCAGGTAATGCAGCACTAGCAGCGTCTTGTAATGTCTCTGCTAAGTTACCAAAATCAGTTCCACTTTTCAACATTTGTGTTGCTGTTACACCAGATACTCCAATATCTGCTCTTCTATATGAAGGTCCGTAAGATGTTTGAATACCAGGTGGTATTGCAATATAACATCTGTCTGGGTGTTGTACTACTGTTGCTCTGTTACCAGGTAAATTTCTGTTATAAAAAGCAGGAACATTATTTGAATCATAATCAAATCTCTCTCTACGCAGCATAAGATAGTCGATAGCACCTGTTTCAGCGTCTGCTAAACCAAGGTTATAATCTTCTTGTGCGGGTGGTGCCTCTGGATATCTGTAAATGCTCAAGTTTCTGCCTAAATAATAATACTTGTATCATATGTATTTATGAGGTTTAAACAAGGAAAATACATTCCTCGTCACCCAAATAAGTATAAAGGCGATCCACGTAACGTTGTTTATCGTTCATCTTGGGAGCATAAGTTTATGCTTTGGTGTGATAGAAACAATTCTTCCGTGCAAGAATGGGGTAGTGAGGAGATTGCTATTCCTTATATCAGTCCTGTTGATGGTAAGAGACACAAGTATTATCCAGACTTTTATGTAAAAATAAAAGGTAAAAAATACATGGTCGAAGTAAAACCATTTAAACAAACTAAAGAACCTAAGACTCAAAAGAAAATAACTCAACGATATTTTAATGAGGTCGTTACCTATGCTGTAAACCAAGCAAAATGGAAAGCAGCACATGAAGTTTGTAAAGATAATGGATATGAGTTCATGATTATCACAGAAAAGGAGCTAAAAGTATAATGTTTGCTGCATTATTCGGAGCATTAGGAGACATTTTCCAAGCAACAATCGCTACGTTGGATGGAATTCCTGGTGAATCATCAACAAGTAAGTATCAGGACTTTATGTCTTTCAGTAGAAAGAAGAAAGGGGATTTCTCACTGTCAAACATTTATACAGTTCAATTTTCTACACCTCCAATGCTCAATGATAAGTTAGAGAGTGGAGATGACAGAATACTATTAGATTATTACTGCGACTCTGTTAACCTTCCAAGTAAACAGATAACTACAGCACAGATCATGAATGTGGGATCTGCATACAAATATGCTACTGGTAACGCATTTAGTCAGATCAATATGACATTTAAGATACCAAGAACTCAGAGAACGAGAGCAATATTTGAGAGATGGGTTGCGAAAATGAATAATGATGCTAATCAATATACACATTTCTATAACATGTATTGTGCACCTAGAGTGAGAATATATAAGTTTGAAAGAGGTGGTGGTATAAAAGTTGATAACTTTGCAGAAAACACTGAATTATTTGGTGGCACAACAGGTAGTAATAACCTATTAAACTACTTGAAGATGGATTCATCTATCAAGAAAGAAGCTTTAGACAAGGTAAAAAATCAGGCAAAGTTCTATAGTTGTCATGGAATGTGGGAGTTAAGAAATGTATTTCCCTCTAACATTGGATCAGTTCAGTTGAATAACAACGAAGCTAGAGTAATGTCATTGACAATCTCATTTAACTTTGAAAGGTATAGATTTTACACCAGACCTCAGTATTCACATGGTAATAACTCTGAATTTATCGTTAAAGATCCTGCATTAAGAAACAATCCACAACTCAGTAACTTCTCTGTATCTACAAGCACCGAAGACGCAAATGGCATGGGATATCAGAAAGGACCTATCAACAATGATAATTGGTGGTAAGTCTCATATATAATTTGGACTTTTTTTACCAAAATACCCCGAAAAAAATTCCCCCCAAAAAATGACCCTTTAGGGTTTTCAACTAAATAATTACAACTGAAAATATCATATTATGGCACTTCCCATATTAAACACCCCGAAGTTTAAATTAAAACTTCCATCTGATAACCGAGTAGTGAATTATAGACCTTTTCTTGTAAAAGAAGAGAAATTGCTATTAATTGCGACTGAAACAGGTGAACAGGCAGAGTTAATTACTGCCATTAAGAACATCATTAGAACTTGCACAGATATCAAGGATGTTGAACATTTATCAACTTTTGATATTGAGTACGTTTTCTTACAAATCAGAACAAAGTCAGTTGGTGAATCTGTTAATGTAGCAGTAACTTGCCCTGATGATGAAGTGACAGTAGTTGACGTAACTATTCCTTTAGATGAAATTAAAGTCATTAAGACAAAAGGACATAAAAAGGAAATTAAGATATCTGATGAAGTCGTCCTTACTATGAAATATCCAAGTTTGGATGTTTTCGTTGAAATGAATTTCCAACCAGAAGAAGGTGGAGTTGATCAAGTTTTTAAAATGGCAGCTGGATGTATCGAGTCTATCGCAGATACAGAACAGGTATATGAGTGTAAAGATCTTCCAAAAGAGGAACTTACAGCATTTCTTGATCAAATGACTTCTGACCAATTTAAAAAAGTGCAAGATTTCTTTGAAACTATGCCTAAACTATCTCACACAATTAAGGTCAAGAATCCTAATACTAAAGTTGAGAGTGATGTAAAACTTGAGGGTTTAGCGTCTTTTTTCGCATAGCACTACTTCATGCTAGTTTGAAAAATTATTATGAGACCAATTTTGCTCTAATACACCACCATAAATGGAATATTGAGCATATTGAGAATTTGATGCCTTGGGAAAAAGAAATCTACATGAATCTATTAATCCAATTCCTCGAACAAGAGGAACAACGTATGAAGGATCAACAGGCTAAAGGTGGCTAAAATTAAAATGTACAAGTTTATCAATCCTGGTAACTCCAAGGGAGTTGCCACTATTGGAGCTCGTTCATCACTTTTAGCAGTTAATAGATTAGGTTCAACTGTCAGTGGACTTGGTAATACTGTCAATAATCTTGAGAAGATATACAAATTAAGTGCTAAAAATGAAAAACTTGTAGAAATAGCAGAACGTAGAGCAAAGAAGAGAGAGCAAGATAGACTAAGAGAAGAAGAAATAGAAGGTCAAAATTTACTAAAAGGTAAATTCCCCGATAAAACGAAAAGAAAGGCAAAAGAAGCAGGTAAGAAAAGGGGTTTGTCTGATAAAATAATGGATGGTCTGTTTGGTGGTGCAGAAGGTATATTATTGGGTATTTTTCAATTTATTGCAAAATTATACACTTTATTTGCGGTAAAAACGATATTAACACTACTTCAAGACCCCGCTAATATCAAAAAAACCCAAAAATTCATAGACAGCCTTACATACGTATTTGGTCGATTATTTAAGTTTGGTAAATTACTATTATACGATGGTATATACAAACCATTTGATCAAATGGTCAATGGTGGAGATTTTAAAGAAAAAATGGCAGGATTGGGTAAACTCATATTGGGTTTATCAGCTTTAACCATCCTGACGAATCCACTTGGTACGATGGATTCGATTTTAAGGTTATTGAATCTAGATTTTTATAGAGATAAGTCACCCCTTACAAATAAAGGTAATAATTTACCTGGATCTGGCACAGGTAGTGGTTCTGGAGTAAATCCAAATGCTAAATCAACTCTTAAAGGAAAAAATTTAGCCAAGACAAGAGCTGCAGAATTTAATAAAAAATTTGGAACAAACGCAAAAAATCATTTTAATAAAAAAGTCCAAGCAAATTTAGGCAAAGGTCAATCATATTCACAAGCAATTAGAAATGCAACAAACTCGACTAACCAATTAATTAAAAGTGGTAAGTTTAAACCTGTAGTTCCTAAAAATATAGTAACACCTAAACCTAATATTCCTTCACTACAAAACGTCACCAGTGGTGTTGTAGGAAAGTTCACAAGAGCAGGTGTAAAAGCAAAGTTGAAGAATATGAGTAATAAAGTCCCTTGGATGGGAGGTTTATTTACTGCAATATTCTCAATGTTAGACGGAGATCCAATTAGTTTGACCTTATTCAAGACTGTTGGATCATTAATTGGTGGAGCAATTGGAAGTGCAGTTCCTGTGCCTGTTCTTAACTTCTTTACAGGAGCGTTAGGATTAGCAGCTGGTGAGTATGTCGGTGAACTCTTGCACATGGGATTCATGGGTGAAGGTGGATGGCAAAGTGCAGGTAAAAAAGCAAAAGAAGATATTGCAGCCTTATGGAATAATATTCAGAATATTGGTATTGGTTTCGCACGTTTATATGAAGGTATACCAAAGGTAACAATAGGTAAATTTAAGACTGTTATACCTGATGTTTCATTCTTCTTAGATCCTAACGCACAAAGAGGACAAATATTTGCAGATGCCTTCTTTGGTCAAGGTTTAATGAGAGAGGGTCAGGTAAGTGTACCTAAGACCATAGAAGTTAAAAATAAAAGAGGTAGAACTGTTAAGGTCATTCCAAACCCAGCTTATGAAGGTGGTGCGAATGAGTATAATGATGCAGTATCACAAGCATTTCGTGATACTCTTGTTCAAAGAAGAAGAGCAGGAGTAGAGTATGAGATAGGTGATGTTATATTAGAAAAAGTAAAAGGTGGCGAAAGAATCTTGAAAAAGACCGCTACTGGTTGGGTAGATATACAAACAGTAGGTGGATTAACTCGTAGTAATTTTGCTAGTGACTTTGCATATAAAGTCTTTATGGCAGGTGGAGGTAATAATGCTCTTAAACAGGGTATTACTTTACAGGAAGTATTAGAATTAGGTGGATCAGCACTTAAAGAGCAAGGAATAGATTTAGCAAGAGCATCATTAGAAGAAAAACAAAGTAAAAATAAGAACATACTTTCACCTACATTTGGTAACGAGGAATTAGAAAATATAGATTACGAGGATACAGGTGGATTCGGTCCAATACCTTTTGATTTGTCACTAGAACATGGTGCAATGAACTATTCTCGTTCTTATGAAGCATCATCTGTTCAAACTGATAGTAAAAATAGGGTTGAATATAAAGAAGATGGTCTTGAAAGCACTGGTTATACACTTACAGCAACTGATATCAATAGGATTAAAAATTCAGTTCCTGAGGGTTCATTTGGTATAGGTTCTAAACATACTGATGATTTTACATCTCGTCATTCTACTGGTTATTCTGGTGATCAACCAAAGAAAGAAGAACCTAAGTATAGGACTAATAGAAGAGGGAGAAGAGTAAGAATAAGAGAATATGGAGGACCTTTACCTGAGTTCTTCTTTGGTAAGATATTTAGAGGTATCACGAAGGCTGTTAGTGGTGTAGTTAGTGGAATAGGTAAAGCAGTCGGTGGAGTTGTCAGTGCAGTCGGTAAAGTTGCTCAGGTTGCTGCACCTATTTTAAGTATTGCAGCACCATTTATACCTGCATTAGCACCAATTATGCCATTTATGCAAGCAGCTCAGGCAGTTCAAGCAGTTGCTTCTGGTGATATTGTTGGTGGCATCATGGGTGGTTTGGGTGCTATGGGATCATTCTTCCCTAAAACTTTTGGAGCAGAATCTGCCTTTGGTAAATTTATGAGTGGTCCTATAGGAAGTGGTATCACAGGATTTATGCAGGGTGGTATACAGGGTGCCTTAGGTAGTTTGACCAGTTTCTTACCTCAAGGTTTCCAAAACTTTATGGGTAATGTACAAGGTTTCATGGGTAAATTCCCTTCGATAGGTGGATTATTAAATGGTATACCTGGCGTAGGAAATATATTAGGTGCATTTGGTATAGGTGGAGGTATGGGAGAATCATTCTCTCCTATAAGTTTGTTTGGTGATATAGCAAATAATATGGGTTTTGGTAGCATATTTAAGACTGTTACTGGACTCATGCAGGGTGGTGGAATGGAGTCTGTTATGCAGGGTCTTAGAGAGATGGCACCAGAACTAGGTGTTAAACCTGAGGCACTTGGTATATTCACAGCAAGGGGTAGAAATGCTAGAACAAATTTATTAGATCCAAGGCAATCAGAAATGTCTAAAGCATATGCTATGCAAAGTCAAATAGAACCTATACCTACACCAATAATACTGAATAAGTTGGTAGCTATTAAGGTTGCTGTACCTGTTGGTGGGGGATAAATATACATATGAACATTTCTAAGTCAAAAATAAATTTATATAAGTTTGTCTCTACAACAGGTATAGCTGCTGCTACTGGTGCTGATAAGACTGAGAAAGCAACTGTGTCTCTACAAGAAAAGAATGTTGAAGCAATAAATCAACTTGGAAGTGTAGTTAATGGTATCTCAGCTAGTATTCTTAAAATAGAAGCAATAGAGATAGCACGTGCTAAAGCATTAGCAAAGAAAAAAGATACGTTTAAACCTGAGTATACAAAAGTCAAACAATTAAAAGGAACTTTTGCTGATAAGTTCTTCCAAACCTTCCAATCAGGTAATTTCTTAAAAGGATTATTCCAAATTCTTGGTGCTTTATTCAAATTAGCTGTTCTGCGACCGCTTTTAAAATGGTTGGCGAATGAGAATAATAAAGAAATGATAGTCAATGCATTTAAGACTATTGCTACTATATTCAAGCATATCTTTAAATTTGTTGGTGGTAATTTTGCAGCAGGAATAAACAATCTAGCAGATGCTCTTAAGGGTGAAGGTAAAAGTAATATAGAAAGAATATTTTTATTTGCTAAATCTATGGTACATTTTGGTGCCATATTATTAGCATTCCGTTGGTTAAATCCACTTAGAATTGGAAGAACGTTAAAAGATATCAAGACAATATTTACTGGTTTCCATACTGCATTACATAATTTCAGAAATGGACTGAGAGCAAAACGAGGAATGAAACCTTTGGCATACAAAGGTATGGCATCTACTGGAAAGTTGAAGTGGGTCAAGAGAGGTGGTAAATATGGATTGATGATTGGTGGTGCCTTCGTTCTTGCTTCTGCATTGTTGGGATCTGGGGATGATGAGAAGGAACCAACTGCAGATCCTAATAGTGTTGTAGATGCAGACTCCTATATGAAGGAGTTAGGTGATAATATTAATCTTGAGTATAAAGAAGATGGTCTTGAGAGCACTGGATATACACTTACAGCAGATGATCTCAAAAAACTACCACAAATGGCACAAGGTGGTGCTCTTAGAAGTCCTATTAATGGTATTATTAGAGGTCCTGATACTGGATATCCAGTATCACTAGATGGAGGTAGGACTGCATCATTTATTGGTCATGGTACAGAAAGAATAGTTAATAATCATGTAGTACCACTTAATAATGCTGCAACAAGAGCAAATCCATATCTAACAGACTTCCAGTCCATTGCTGCAGGTATTATGCCAGAAATGTTCTTAGGTGGTATATTTAAAGGTGCAGGTAATCTATTATCAGGTAGAACTTGGAGTGGTGCTCAGAGAATGGGAACTCAGGCAAACACTGGAACAGGTAGAGATGGTGGATTTGGAGCAGGTACACATGGTAGTGGTTGGCCAAGTGCATGGGATGGTAAACCAGTAGGAGGACAAACTAACTCACCAAGTAAGAAACCTGGTTTATGGGGTCAGATCGGAAACTTCTTGACTAAGGGTGATGGCACCACAAGTGGTGCTCAAATGATTGGTAGCATGTTTGGTAATGAGCAAGCTGGTGCTTCGATTGGTAACATACTTGGTATATTCCAAGGTGGTGGTAGTGGAGAAGGTGGTAAGGCAACTGGTTGGGACATTATAAAAGGTATTGGTGGTGTTGCAGGATCATTCATGAAAGGATCTAAGGCAGGTGAGTGGATTAATAGTGCAATGGGAATAGGTGAAATATTAAAAGGTGAAGGAAATTGGCAGTCTAAATTTAGAGATATAGCAGGATCATTCGGTGATAAACTTGCAGGACTGATTGGCGGTAAAACTGGTAGTACGATTGGTAATTTCTTAGGTGCTTATTTCAATGGTACTGCAGGAAATAATCCAATAGGTAACGTAATAAATGCAATAACTGGTGGATCAGGTGCAGTTGCAGGTACAGGTAAGATTGCTGATTTAGCAAACCAACCAGGATTTAATCCAAATATTAAGGTCAGAGATCCAGACGGAGGACCTGGTGCTGCCACTAGACTTGGTAAAGCAATGTTGAATAGAGGTTATACTGTATTCAATAACCCATATTTCAGAAACAATAAGTTTAAAAAAGAATCAGGTGCTAACGAAGGAGGATTCGATCCATCTGGTAGACAACCTACAGGTTCAGGACCTCTAACCTCAAAAGGATTGGGATTAGATATTACTGACTATAGACCAGGTGATCCTCATGCAAGATTAAGAAACCTCGCTGATTTCCTAAGAGGACAAATTGATACCTATAAAATCGTACAGATCATCTACGATAAGTGGGGAATGTGGATGGCTGGAGATAAAGAGAAAAGAGGACCTAGTAGATATGGATTACCTAATAGAGTTCATGTAGGAGTTGCTGAGAAAACACCAGATGATGAAACAGGAACATCAATATCTGCTCAACAGGCAGTAGCAACAAACACAAGAGAGGTAATGAAGAATGCCTTGGAGCAAGGTGATGGAACTCTAGGTGGTACTGCAATGTCTATGAGAAAGATATTTAACCAAGCATCTTTCATAGACAATGGTGGTGATCAATCTATATTAGGAAACGATTCAATAATGGACTTTCTTAATCCTAAGAAAGCAAAGAGTATATTTGATATTTCTTTATCTGATAGTCAATTTAGTTTAGGTACAAAAGCATTTGAGAAAGCACAGGATGATTCATTCTTAACCAATTACTTACAGAAACATGGAGCAGATGATGCTCAAGCAACACAATATATGAGCAGTATTGATGCTTTCGCTGATATGCCTAAATTTGATTCTTATGGTATCAGTTTTGCAGACTCAGTAAAGGCAGGAAATAGTATGTTTACCACTGGTGAAAAAGATGGTCAAACAAATAAAATGCTCGCAAAGTCAGAGTCTGGAATCTTCAGTGAAGAAATAAAAGCATCTATGGATGCAGCGAAGATGAATGATAAGAGAAATAGAGGAGTTGGATTTGTTAATAGAAAAGATGAACCTAATACATCTAAGGCAAGGAGAGTCAGTTCTCCTGTAAATAAAATGAATGGTATTGTTCCATCTACTCAACAGGACAAGAGAAAAGAATATTACCAAAAGAAAGCTGCTACAGAAAGAGAACAGGCAGTCAGTGCAATGCAAGATAAAATTGCAGCAACTATCCAAGCTGCTCTAGCACAAGTAGAAGCACATAATACTGCTGTTGGTCAAATGGTAAAAACAGAAAATCAAAAAGTTGATGCTATGAGAGTGGCATCAGCAAAGATGCTACAAAGAACTAAATCTAAGAGACAGATCAACAGACACGGATCACATCTAAGGACATAAATTATGCCAAGTACAGTGCGACAAAGTTCATTAAGAATCTCCAAACCTGGTGAGATATCCTATCGTCTCAGCATGTATAGAGATGATGTAAGAATGCAGAACCAAGAAGGTGCATTTAACTTGGTAACTTTTTGTAGAGGTTGGGAGATATATGAGAGTATGGAACTAGAGACAATGGAGTGTCAGTTTATATTTGAAGATGCAGCAGGTTTGATAGGTGCAATGACAGGAACTGAGATATTTAAGTTAGAAATACAAAGTTTTCCTATTGATAGGACATATTACTTCAGATCATTTGGGGTCTATGATCGTATCAGAGCAAGTCAAAGTAATGAAGTTTACTTTGTTAGATGTTATAGTGATGAGTTTATTAAGAATGAATCTGTCAATGTGTTTGGTAATTCAGAGGTTATATTCAATAATAATGCAAAGGCAGAAAATATTATTGAAACTCTAATAAAGAATAAAAACTATCTTGGATCAACTAAAAAGGTATTTGCTGAGGATACTTTGAATGAACATTCATTTATTGCACCTAATTGGAGACCATTTGATGTCATACCTTGGGTTTTACAGAGAACTATTCGTAAATCTCAGAAGGGTGGTAGTTTACAAAATGGTTTTGTATTCTATGAAAATGCTCTAGGATTCCATGCAAAATCATATGATAAGATGATTGAAGATATAGAAGTACAAAGAGAGATACCAGAAACAGATCCTATTCTAGGTAAACCAAGAATGTATGAGTACGTTCATGATATAAAAAATACAGAAGAACCTAATCAAAATCAATTTTTAATTGATTCAGTAGTATTTCCTGATGAGGCAGCTACAATGGACAATATAAGGCATGGTATATACTCAGGTTATAGTGTTGGGTTTGATCCTGTATCAATCACATCATCTAAAATGGGATTGAGTAAAGATATGTCAAGCACAGCATACACCTATAGTCTTGAAGATATCTGGCCAAGAATGGCACATTTAAACGCAGGTAAGTCGGTTAACCCCCTAATTCATGTAGATAAAAGCATGAAAAAGCACATGTACACTCCTAAAAGGATTAGATATTGTGGTTTACCGAACCAATCATTTGATCCTAAGTTCCAAAATAATCCTCAAGCATCTTACGAACAACTCGCAGAACTACAAGCGTACAAGTATATACGGAAAGCAACACTCCAATATATTAATCTAAAAATTAGAATTCCTGGTAATTTAGACTTATATCCTGGTGCAGGTATAAGTATCGTCCTACCCTCAATCTCCAAGGCTGGCGGTGGTTTTTCCAAGAATAAAAGAACAGATCGTAAGTATAGTGGGCGTTACCTGATAAAGAACTTGACACATTCGATAACGGAAGATACAATGGTAACAGACCTAGAATTGATGAAAGACTCAATTTTAAGATAAATAGTTCTGTATCAAAGAGGTACAATATGAAAACAATAGAACAACACATCCAATACGACAAAGATCTAATCGAAAATCCAATGTCATCACCTGCAGCACGCAGACATGCAAAAGCAGAACTTCATGAACTTGAAGAGTATGCAGAGCATCATAAGGCAGAAATCGAAGCAGGAGATCATCATGATCCTAATGCACTAGAAATCTTCTG